CCAGACCAAGTTCCATGACCAAAACGCTGGTCAACCATAACAGATACTTCATAAAGTTTTTCTGCCGCCAGTTTTGCATCTATCGTTTCTCTAGCTACAGTGTTGACGTTAAATTGATTTACACCAGACTTTTTGTTTCTAGCTTTTTGTGCCTGTTGCTCACCAAGAAAAAGGTTGTCTATGTGCCCAGCTATCTCCCCAATATCATTGGCTGTGCCAATAGCAGACTTAATGCCATCAACCGCAGACTTGACCAGAGCAATACCCGCAAGGGTTTCAGCTATCATTGTGCTTCCGATACATAAAATAAGCTCTGGCACAAACTACAACAAAAGAAACAGCAGCAGTTCCAAGTGCAAACCAACCTGTTAAAGCATTAACCCAAAGTGGAGCAGTAATTCCGCCACCAATTATTGCTATATCTGTGTGCATGTCTTTCATTAAAAAGGTACCCATCCAGAGTTATTATCTGCTTGGTAAGCATCTTCATCCCACTCAAATTGTTGCTCTGAGACTTCAGGATATGCGATTGGTGGCTCCCACAAACAACTGCTTTCATTCAAAGTCCAGCTTGCATAAGGCTGAGATTGATAGAACGCATCTCTTCCAGAATCATATACATAACCGATACCTGCGTAATTTTTACGCAAAGGAGTTCCACCACCAGAGTGAACACCCCCATAGGTGTTATAAGATGTTTGTATCCAAGTGCCTTCAAGTGTTTCGATATAATCTGCTTCAGCGACTATTACACTTTCAACAATACCTTCATTTATTTTTGCATAGTGTGCCATTTGACAATTCCATAAATTAAGTGAGGTAGCGTATAATAACGATGCCAGAACCTCCAGCACCACCTCTTGTGGTTGTTGGTGCAGAACCGCCTCCGCCGCCACTACCTGTATTGACAGTTGCAGCACTACCATTTGCGCCAGCAGAACGACCGCCTGTGCCGCCTCCGCCTGAACCGCCTATACCACCACTACTTGGGCCATTGGTGCCAGAGCCACCGCCACCGCCACCTGCTCTTGTTACTGAACTTCCGTTTATTGAAGATGCTAAACCTGCGCCACCATTTCCAGGATTATTCGGAGAGCCATTGGAACCAACTGCGCCTTTACCACCACCGCCACCACCTGTGGCAGTTCCGGCAATGCCTGTTGATGGTCCTACGCCACCATTGTTACCTTGACCAGAAGTTCCAGAACCAGCAGCCGCGCCATTACAGGAGCCACCACCAGAACCACCATTACCACCTGCTCCGTTATCATTTCGACCAAATCCACCACCTACAGTGCTAACAGCGCCAAAGACAGAAGATACACCTACTCCGCCGTTTGCGTTGTTATTACCAGCACCGCCACCACCAATAGTAACTGTGTAATTTGATGTGCTTAAAGTTAAAGAGCCATCTAGATATCCGCCAGCACCGCCACCACCTGCGTAAACACCACCGCCACCACCGCCACCAGCAACAACAATATAATCCGCTGACTTAGAGCCACTTACAGCGAAAGTTCCAGAAGACGTAAATGTGTGAATTGTGTAACTACCAGATGTAGTAATTGTTCCACCTGTCGCGCTGAAAGAAGCTTTACCATACCCATCAGACATATCAATAGCACCAGAAGCAATACCAAATAAACCACGAACATCAGAACTACCCATATTAATCGCGGCTGTTGCTGTGTTGCTAAGTTCTACGTTTACTTGCTGTAAAGATATTGGGTTGCCTTCTGATGGTAGTGTCATATTTTACTTCCCTTCTAGTTCCTTAACTTTTGCTGAAAGTTCTTTGACTGCTTCAATTAGAACAGATGTTATCTTTCCATAGTCAACCGACTTAGTCTGCATCTCATCATCAGCAGTCAGGACTACTTCAGGTAGTATTTTTTCCATGTCCTGTGCGAGGACACCAACTTGCATCTTGGCATTTTCTACGTCATTTCTTCTGTAATAAACGCCCTGCATCTGCTGTACTTTCTCAAGAGCATTTTCTATATCTGTTACATCAGTCTTCAATCGTTTATCAGAGAATGCAGTAACATCGTTATTGAATGTTGCCGCACCTGCCGCAGACATATCAAGGGTGAGGGCTGTTATTGCAGAACCACCGTCATTTCCTTGAAAAATAATATCTTTATCAGAAACGATTGATTTAATTGTTAAGTTGCTACTTGCAAGATTTATATTACCCTCGTGAGTACCGCCAGATTTTAATAGTATATCATCTCCCGCAGCATCAAGAACAATATCGCCAGCAGCATCAAATAGCACTGTGCCAGCAATGCTAGCAGTAAAATCACCCGTGGCTGTAAGGGTAGCTGCGTCAAGGGTCATGGTATCTACAACAACACCTGCGTTAGCGGTTAGTACGCCACTCGGCACTAGTGTTCCGGAAACAGTTTGATTGCCAACAATGGCAGTCGTAGTCGCAGTTAACTCTATAGTATCTGTGGCTGCAATATCTAAAACAGTTGCACTCGCACCTTGTATAAATTGACTCGCATCATTAAAACAAAGTTTGTTTGTGCTGTTTAAAGTCAGACCAGTTCCGTCAGTGTGCGTAAGTGTAGTATCACCATCAACACCAAATGATACGACTGCGCTATCTGAGCTAAGAGTTAAATCATCTTGAACTTTTAAATCTACAACATTTAAAGATGCAAAAGCATCAACAACTGCTGCACCAGAACCTGCGCCATCAAGATAAACTACCTTAACATCTCCAGGAGGTATTGTTATGTTCGCGCCAGAACCTTGGCTGATAATTATATTTTGAGAACCTGATGTGCCATTCTCAATAAAGTGAACACGACTCATTGTGTTTGGGCCAATTGTTATTGTGCAAGCACTATCTAAAGTCCCAGTATACTTTATATACATAGCTCTGCCAGCATCACTCGCACCATCTGCTACTGTGGTAGTATGAGTATCGGCATTTGTTGTTATGCCTTCTGTGCCAAAACTTAATGCTTCCCCTATTAACTCAAGATTAGTATTTGTTGTTGTTCCCCAAGTACCCGAACCATCCCCAGTACCCAGCTCATTTAATCTAAGATCGTTTACATAGGTGCTCGTCATTTTATGCTATCCTTATAATCGCATTCGCCCCAGCTGCAGGGAAAACTATTTGAAACGTTCCTGATGAAACTGCAAAGTCTCCTCCGAAATCTAAAACAGCTATCGCTTTGTCGCCATTGGTGTCATTATATATCAAAGCACCTCTGGCTGTAAAAGAAGCACTTGTCCAAGTGGGATCATCGCAATCAAAGTACGCTGTGGTGCCACTTGTTGAAACTGTTTTATTTGCCAGAGCTTCGCCCCCAGCAGTATACCCCGAACCACTTACTTCGTTGGTTGTTGCATATGCAGTAGTTGTTGCACCCAAACTTGCAGAGCTTGTATAAAGTGCAATTTTTAAAGTATCTGCTGCTAGGTCGTGTTGTTCATCCAATATTTCAGCTTTGAACGATGTACACATTGCTTGTGATATAGCCATTAAATGCCTCCATTATATTCGGCTGTGTAGTTTCTGCCCATCTCCTGCTGGAACAATGCAACAGCTTCATCAAACTGAGCCTTGTATAAACTTAGCGTTTCTTGAGCTTTAAGGAAAGCAGAACTTTCATAAAGTGCTGCAGCAAGCAAAACAGCTTCAGCGTTATCGCCGATCCAACTGTTTGCATTACCTGTAGATAATCCTGTTTCTGGGGCTACTATGTCAGCTTGATAACTTAAAGTAGCAGATGGTGTTGGTGCCAAAGTTACAGTTATACCAGCAGTCCCTGCCAACTTTGTGCTGTAAAACTCTGGTGTTCCTGTAAGTGTTGCATTTGGCCAATAGTCACGAATATAAGAATCTACCCTGTGATCAAGAAAAGAAACAGAGCTTGAAGCTGTTACAGAGAGTTGTCTTATCATTCTTGCTGATGGTATTACATAATCAGCAGTTCCAACAACCAAAGTTCCTGTTGCTGATGATCTGAAACAAGGCAAGCTAGGAAGTCTTTGAAATATCATTTCTTCAGCTTGAGCTATTATTTCATTAATAGACGAATCAAACTCAGAAGAATCATCTTCCATGAAATTTTTAATATTAGATACCAAAGTTGTATAGTTCATTTAATTACCCCATGTTCCACTTCCCCAGCCACCAAGACCCCAGCCACTTAGAACTACCGAAACAGTTCCTACGCCGCCTGTTCCTGCGACGCCAGCATTTGATGGGCTTCCTTGAGCAGCCTGATCGCCAATGGCACCAGTTCCTGCGACGCCAGCATTAACTTGTTTAGCTGTTGGAACTTGTGTTATTGGCGATGGTGTGTTTGATGTTCCACCCATACCGCTGTGATTTGTACAATAGTAATATAGCGTCGGGGCTCCTGAAGCAACAACAATTTGAGTATATGCGTCTGATTCTCCTGGAGTTCCGCTTGTTGTTACACCTGTTGTATACTCTGATCCGCTAGCATGAGTTCCGTCTGAAGTAGTGCTGAACCTTAACGGATGACCGCTGTTGCTGCTATCTGATTGATCAAAGTAATAAGTGTTTCCTTCGTAAAGTGTAAGTGTTGCTTGGTTGCTGGCGTCTATTGCATAAACATTTCCTGAGCCAGGATTTACAACAGTTATTTCGAAAGTTGTAGTGCCAGTTGCTGACCCAGCTACAAAACCAAGTGCCTGAAGCCCTATCTGAGATAGTGTCTGATTTATAGTTAAGCCAAAAGTTCCTAAAGCACTTGTTCCTGCAACCCCTGTTGCTGAAGCACCAATTATAAACCTAGCTTCAACCCTGCCAATTTGACCAAGTCCTGCTATTCCAATGGGTGGCCTCTCCCTAACATCAAGGAAAGGGTCGTAATTAAAACCTACAAAAAACTTTACATTATCAGGGTCACCATCAGGCCTTGGGTTTCTCAACGCTGTTGCATCAAAAACATTTTTGGCTGGGGTTAACTGAGGGTGCTTCGGCTCCCACTCTTCTTTTTCAACACGCAACCCATCCCAAGTAGTTTTAAGGTCTGTGTACTTTATTTTAAAGCCAGACCTGTCACTTATCGCTGATGATTTTTTTCCTGATGCATATTTCGCCATTAAACCAAATTCAACGCTGTGGGTTGAACCCTCAAGCTTACGCCATCATTATCTGATGCTGCTGCGAAATTAAATGCTCTTTCATAAAGCTCATTTAAAAGTTGAAACCGATCTGTCGAGTATTTGACGGAGAGCTTGCTCGCCAAGCCTGCACAAATACATTCACTCCATGTATAAGGAATGTCTGTGTCTTGATTTGAAGCTGTTATATCTTCAAGCTGATTCATTGACCAATACTGAAGGACATATGTGCTTATATTAGGGACTTGCCAAACATAAATTTTAGATATGTTATTTGATCCTGACTGAAGACCTTTATCAATCATGTATTGGCTTGGTCTGCCTGAGGATGTTTTATTGGGTATCTGGTTATATTCAGATATTGTTATTTTATTAACTATGGTATCTGACTGAGATGAACTAGCAGAGTTGTTTATAACAACGTCCATCAGATCTATAACTCCTGCTGGCAAATTGTAAACAGCTGTCCCTGAGCTAAGATTAAGAGTGCCAGAGCTGAGTGCCCAATAATTTATTCCTCTGTTTGCCCATTCAGAAAATAAAAGATTAAGGCTTCTGCGCGCAGAAACGGCATGATCCCCTGTCCTTGTTTGGGGATCAATACCGCAACGCTCAAATGCTTCTGCTATTATCTCTTCAACACTTGGCCTGAAAACTACTGTTCCTGAAGTTGCCATTAATACTGCTTGCTCGCTCTGATAACAATTTGATATGAATCCCCCGCAGCTCCAGCACCAGTTGTTGTGAATTTTATATCACCTGTTCCATTGGCACCATATGATGAGCTTGTTGGCAATCCGCCAAATCTAGAAAAGTCTTGATATCCAGACTGGCCTTCGTCAAGGTGAAGGACAATTATGTCAACGTCTGCGTCTGCAAGAACCTCAACAGTCATTGCATTGATAACCCACCAACACTCAATTATCCTTATGCCTGTGCAGGTTTCCCCTGCTGCATTGGTCAA